AGTGCTCTACCTATTAGTACTTCAATGTCTGCTTGTGAATAAGTGCTGTCCCATACTTTAGTTTCCATACATCGGCTCCTGCATATACTTGACCTGGACATCATCCAGGTACATATTGTCTGGATTAAAGGCAAGACTTACATAGTTGTTACCTGTCTGGTCTGCTCGCCCGTATCTGTTTTTGACTGGGGCTACGCAGAGATAGGTCTCGTCACCTTGTTTCATCTGCCCGATAGTCAGAACCATTGCTGGTATCTGGTTGACCAGACCCTGAATGGCTGACCGTGGCTGACAAGGATAGCCCTCAAAGCCTTCCTTGGTATGGTGCAAGACAAGCACGGCTGAGTTGGTATCTCTTGCAAGGTACTTCAACTCTTTCATTGCTGCTCGCATACCTTGGAACTCTTCGTGGCCATCCATTGCTATGTCCATTAGGTTATCTACAACAATAAGCGTAGGGCTTCTGCCCCATACAGTTTCAAATGCTGACACCTCATCATCTAAATCTTTTAGAGTAGGCGTAGACTCAAAGGACCAGAAGAGATGGTTGTTGATAACCAATACTTCTTCTGCTTTCTCTGGTTCTTTCTTAAGCAATTGCTCTGCTGCTTGCTGTGAGATACGACTAGACATTGCAACTAATCGCATAGCCATAGTGTGAGCGTTGGTATCTGCGCTGAAGTACAGCGTAGGAACCTTGGCTCTGGCTGCGATTGCCAGTGCAACTGATGACTTACCAGCACCAGGAGTGCCAGCAATCATTGTGATTTCTGCACGGCGCAGGATAATTCCTGCTCGTTCAAATGCCGCAAAAGCGGGGGGCAATGGTTCTCCCCCCACCTCTGCTTTGCTAATGCTACGTTTTAGAGTTCTCAAGTTCTACCTCTTTACCACATCTAGTGCAATAGATTTTTCCGTTGATAAGTGAACTCCAATAAACGTGTCCAATTACTTTGCAAATCCACATTACTTAACCTGGTCTGGTACGAATGTGTTCCACTCTGGTGTGCCAACTCTGGCATAAACATTCTTGCACTTATCAAATGCACCCTTGGGTGCAGGGCAGAAGTAACCACGATACATACGACCGTCTTTACCTGTTCCCTGAATCGCTGTCATCTTACCGTGAGGGCAAGCCCGACCACCGATTGATGGTGCTGATGTTTCTGGTGCTGAATATTCCTGAGCCAGATATGTATTCCCTGTCTCACGAACTTCTGTGTTGATAATACTTGCGCCCAAACTGGCTGCCACCTGTGCTGGTGTCATTGCTGTTGGGCTATGTAAGTTTTTTGATGCGCTCTCTAGTTCTGTGACGGCAGACTTGATTGCTTCCAACGCATCAACTACAAGGTTATCTAGTTGCGCTCCTGTTTCTGCGCGGACGGTAATCAAACTACCTGCTGCTGATTTAACTGTGATACTGATTGGTGCCTCAGTTGATGACACTATCTTCTCCTTGCTCTGGGATTGGAGTGATGAGACCTTTCTTGTCTCGCCACTGTCTGACTTTCATAGCGAATTGTAATCCTTTCCACCCTTCTGCGATGTCAATCCAGACTAGTTTGCACAAGCCTGTGCCTGCAGGAAGATGGATAATGATTGCTTTCTCTTGGTTGACATTACCCCAAGAGCCACGGCTACCCGTAGCAATATCATACGGGGAGCCGTATGCGTATATTGCTAACTGAATTGCTATGTTATTAGGGTGGTCTATCCGACCTGTCTTTATATCTGCAATGAACAACTCGCCATTGTATTCAACAAGTCTGTCTGGTGTGCCAGCAATCTTGTATTTGTCTAGCACGCAGAATTGTTCTATGTAAATCTTATTTAGTTTTTTTGTTGCTGACTCATAGGCTCGGATGTCTCCGGCCCATTCGTCTGGGATAGGTCCAAGTTCCTGTCCCAAATCTAGTTTCTCTGCGTAGGTATGCAGGGCTGTGCCAATGGTTGCTGCACGGCTTGCGCCTGCTACTTCCATAGCATCTTCTATGTATCTGTTGATAGCCATCTTGTCGTCTTGTGCTGCGTTAATTGCTAGTAGCAAGTCGCTGCGCACAGATAAACCTATGGCTGCCATCCGCATTTTCCAAGCGGTCAATGCTGCTGGGTCGTCCAGACTGTTGGCTATTGTGGTAGCCCTGGTATAGGCAACTGGTTTGCCACCTTTAGGTGGCTTAACTAGTGGGCGACCATAACGGTCGCGCTCAATCTCTACTCGCATTTGTCCCTAAGCGTCTCCTTGTTATGAGGGTGGGCTGGATAAGGAGACGAGTCAAAAACCAGCCCACTCTCGTCGGAGAATAGTACCAGGGAAAATGAAAGAAAACCTGGCACCATTCAAGTCGGCGTGTTACTGCTGCTCTACGCTTTCTACCTCAACAGACCAGTCATTAAGGTCACCTTCACCGCTGTACTCTGCAGTGAGATAGTTTTCAACTGCATCTCTGGCATCATCCTCTGAGTCAGCCTCAATGTCTGTTATTTCAAAGTTGATAGTACCTATTACGGTGAACAAGGACTTAAGTTTGCCAGCACCAATTGACTCTAACAATTCATTAACATCATCTACTGTGCAGGTAATCTTTGACTCACCTGAATCATAGCGGTCATTGAAAAATTCAAAGACCTTATGTCTGATGCTAGCCTTTTCGGTAGCCATTGTATAGTACTGATTGTCTTTGGTTTCTAATTTACTGCGTAGTTCAGCACGCTCATCAAGAGCGGCTGTCACCATATCTTGTGTGAACTTTGTTTGGTTACCGTCTTTATCTGTATAGATTAGTTCCACTGTCAGTCTCCTTATACTGTTAGTAGTTCTAGTGCTCGTAGTTTTAGACCATCTGAACGACCAGCCATAGCCCTGAGACCAGGCTTGGTGTTTGCTTCAGCGTTATGGTCTGCATATTCAACGACTGCTTGCCACAAGCCGAACTCCGTATCACGGATGTTCTCTTGTGTTGGGCTGTTGGTGAAGATGTTCATAGCCGCGTGCCTTGCTTTGTTGGCACGAGTTAGTTGCATCTTCTCACCCACGGATAGAAGATGCAATGGCTTATCTTCTACTGTGGTAGGTAGCGGAAAGACTTTCTTGAAATAGTTAAGAGCGTGCTCACGGCTAGCCTCTTTGGTTAGCAAGTGGTTTGCTATATCAGAATACATCTGCACATTTTCATAGGTTAGCCCTAGTATGTGGCGTATCTGAGCGACATCTAGTTTGCCGTTAGATGTGTGCTTGAGAGTGTAGGTAAACTTGTTATTGTTCCTAAAGATTTTGTTAATCTGATTAGAACAGAACAAGCGCTCAATGATTGGCTTGATGATGACCGAACTGCTGCCATCGTGGCTGGTTCTAGCCAGGATGAAGGCTGCGTGTGGGTCATTGGCTACATTGATTTCGTTAGGTAGTTGTAGCAACATCCATACTTTAGCGCCGTCTTCATACTCGCCTGCTGCTGCATAGCGAGCCTCACCTGAATCAATCAGAGTATCCAGCGCTGAGAATATCTCACCGTTCTGGAATATCTGATAGCGGTTGCCGACTACACCGATGCTAGTTACCTGGCCGAAGGGAGTAGTTTTGATGACTGCTTGTTTGTTGCGAACTGGAATTGATATTGGCTGACCTGCACCTGGTATTACATATGATGCTGTCATAGGGTGTAGTGATACTGACCAGTCAAGACCTGCTTGTCTGGCTACATCAGATGCTGATGTGGCCGTAACTGCGCTGCCTGATTTGAGCCAGTTGGATAGGTTTTTCTTGGGAACGGCTGTTAATGCGGCCGTCATTCTGTCTCCTTTACTTGTAGTACTGCCCAGGTATTACCTTCATTTATGTTAACTAGTAGTTGACTAAGAAGGCTGCTTGCTGCTTGGCTGAAGAACTCAACACGCTGTTCTTCTGTCATAGCCTGGATGCGTGAGACATCCATTGTGTTTGTATCTTCATTGATTACTGTCTCTAAGATTAGAGGCTTGTGGGTTATCTTCATTTACTGTCTCCTTATAGATACTTGGTGATGCCGCCATAGGTTGCAGTGCTGATGAGTTCATCATCGCACATCTTAAGAACGCGGATAGCATTCTCAATCTCTTCTTTGTTATCTTTGTATTGCCAGTCAGGTAATACTTCAAAGTCACGACTAGGTTCTTCAGGTAATTTAATTACACCAGCAGGTAAATCAAAGTCAATGTTAATTGTATTGTTCCAGCGAACATTGACTCGTACATTTTCTGCTTTAGCAAACTTTGCTGATGCTAGTTTGATTAGTTGTTTTTGCCAGCGGTCTAATGCTGCTTTATGCTTAGCCTCATTAGCATCTTGATTTTTGTGATTTGTTTCTAACTTAACCAATGCCTGCTCAAGGGCTTTGATAACTTTAGCCCTTGGCACTTTGACATTGATGCCTTGATTGCGTCTTGCCATTGTGTCTCCTTTATTTCTTGGTTAGTACCAGCCGTGCTTGCGCCAGTGTGCCCAAGCAACTGATGGTTTGCCGTAGCGGTGCTGTATGTAAGCCAGCCCCCGGGCAATCTGCTCCGGGGCTGGCGTTGTAGGTTTCATCTTAAGTAACTGCGGTATGCCAAAGGCAGATGACTTAGGATTCTCTGCTGTATGGTCCCACGCAGATTCCTTGCCCCAAAGTTTCTTTAGTGCACGGAATTCTGATATACCCCAATGTTCATACTGTGCTGAGATGAGTGCCTTCGCATAGTATTTGCTCAAGGATTTCGTCCATCGTATCTCGGACTTGTGTCTGGCTGTCGGCTTGTCGTTGCTGATTGACTCGCTGTTGTCTGCTGTTGCTGACGACTGCGCTGGAAATACTGCTGATGAAAGCGTCACAAGCCAACTGAATAGCGCTGCTAATTTGTGTTTCATTTAGTAGCCCCTCTGTATAGGCAATACCCAATGCCAATGAGGTATAGCCAGGTGATGAGTGTTGAGATGTGCGGTATGTCAAGTTCATACACGAATCATACTCCTATCGGTTCCAGATTTGGTTGCCTACTTTATCCCACGCTTCAACAGATACTGGAGCGTTGGCTATCAAGTCTTCTACTGTCTCGTTGATGTGATTGACTTCTGATATCAGAGAGTCAAGCCACTTGGCTATCTCCCCTAGGTTCTTTAGATAGTCTGCATCACGCATTGGCTACCGCACTTTCTTTTAGGGGGATAAGTTCTATCCTTATTGACATACTTGGATATGTTCTTTCTAATTCATCTACTGCTTGACCTGGCGTGGTATATCCTGTGAGTATTTGGTCTTGCCCAAACCATCTGATGTGTAGGTCCCATAAGAATTGGTCATTGCCTGCTGCTTGACCTGGGTAAAATGTTTCAACAACTTCTGCTATTACATCTATTGATGCTTCGGACATTACGCACCTACCTTTGCAAAGGCGCAGGTCTGGCAGAGGTAGTAGTTCCACTCGTTGCTGTCTGCTGTTGGAATTACTAGTGGAATGCCACACTTCTGGCATTCTGCTTTGAAGTATTTGTCAGTCGTTTGTGTCACTGTAGTCTCCTAAGTTTTCGTTGACTCGTTCTTCTCCCCATAGTTCTAACCAGCAGTCGGGGTGAACACCACTAATTATCTGCTCTCTTAGTGGGATAGTCAAGGACTTGAATGCAGTTTGAACATACTCACCTCTGAGGTAGGTGAGTAACTCGCTTTCGTCCACCATAATAGTCCCGCCCTTTTGGCAGACGGGACAGCGGCGCGTGGCATACACAGTCTTCATTTGTTTCTCTTCTTCTTGCGGATATCTAACTTGGCTAGGCTGTATCCGCCGACAGTCTTGCCAGTTTTCTTCTGAACTTTGGGGCGTTTCTTCCAGGCTTTGCCGTTCTTGCGTTGGCTGTTAGTTGTTGCCATTGTAGTTCCTTGCTACTCGTTCTTGTTTTAAAACTCTCTGTGTGTTGTGGTATGCCTGCTCCCACTTGTAGGCAGAGCGGAACATAATCAGCATCATTGCTAGTGATGCACCTTGCGCTATGATGATTGCCAATAGCGTGCCTGTATCTATAAACATTTATTGTCTCCTAAATTGTTAGCCGACTCGGGTCTCTCTGCGGTAGTTGCGACGGGGTGTCAAAAAAAGACAGCAGGGTGAGAGCCGAAGCCCCCACCCTGCTGGTTTGTGAGGTTAGGATAGAACCTTGATTTCTGTTATGACATAGTTGTCATACCAGTTCACGATTTTCTGTCCTGTCTTTGGGTCTTTCTTCTCTACAGGTGTAGATGTGAATACGCCCATTACATTGACTGCGAACTCTGTCTTCTCCGCAAGTAGTGGTTTGAGTTGTGCGACTAGTTCCTTGTCCTCAATGGTCACACGGCGTGATGCTACGAACTTACTGCGAAGGTTGCCGTCTAGCGTGCGCTGGACTTGTGTTGCTCTGATGGTTCCGTTGATACGATTCTCAAGTGGAACTAGGTTTTGTAGAAGTCCGTTGTTGACTCCCCAGAAGGTTACTGCGTTTTCTGTATTCATTTTCTGTCTCCTTTAGTTTTATCGGGGACACCCCCGTCACTGGTGACGGGGTTCCCCGTTCGGTTTGTTAGTTGCAGTTTGGGCACTGAATGTGCTTGTTGTGTGTGTAATAGCAGGTCTCACAGATGGTTTCGTGTGAAGACATAGTAACGCTGGTCTCCAGGTCGTATAGCCTGTCAACCAGCAGAGATACTGGCTCAAGGAACTCTCCTTCTCGGTCAGTCCAGTCGTGACCTGAAGGTAAGTCACGAATAACTGATAGTGGATTGAACTCAGAGACACTGCCACCATTGGCTACAGCCCGCTTGCGGGCACCGTAGCCAATGTAGATATAGTCCTCTGACTCATCCACTATCTTGTGAGCCAACTCAGCATCACGGGCGTCCCGTTGCTCCTGACAGTCAGGACATAACTCGGTCAGTGCTTGGCACTGATAGCACATAGTCTGGATAGAGATACCAAGTGAGTCGGTCATCTTGCACCATCCGTGCTAATGAAGTGTCTACCGCAACCTGAGCAGTAGGTTTTTTCTATGTCAATTGGCT